ATTCGTAACTTTCGCAGAAACAAATACGCCATTATCCACATCATAAGACTTCACAAAATCACCAATCAAAACATCTTCAATAGACTGGTAAGTATTTGTGTCCATGAGTACTTTTGTACCGCGTGTAAAACAACCGCTGCCAGTGTTTACGACATCCCAACCATTGCCAGTTGTAACACCGTGAAACGTGACAGTAACTTCACGGTCTACCGAAGCCTCGGCAATGGATTGACCGTATGCTACCGCTTCGCTCTTTGCGTCCATCGCGGATTCTTTCGCTGTCATAAAACTTGATTGCGCTGTTGTTCCGAAAGTTCCAACCTTATCAGCATTATCAATAAATTTGTACGAAAGGTCTACGGCTTCCTGCGAAATTATCCCCATTGCAACACCAGCTTTTTCTGCGGCAATGCGCTCGGCGTCTGTAAATCCATCAACGGCAAGCCGCGCCAAATACAAGTCATAAGCAATGCTGTTAAGCGCGGATTGGTGGTCGGCTTGCAGGTTTTTAACCTCCTGACTTCCCGCGCCAAACTCCGCCGTCATTTCTGCGAGTGATGTGTTGTAATCCTTTTGGATGTTGTCAAGTTTCTTAATCAATGACATCTGCTCATTGTTGGCTTTGGTCATGGCGTTGATTTCTTGAGTGGTTAGGGCTGTGGCTGCGCCCATATTTGCAACCGCTGCCGTCGTTTCGTCTAATCTGTCACCGTGTGCAGCTACTGCATCGGCTGCGGCCATGTTTTCTTCTTTGTGTTTTGAAACTCTTGATGTGGCAATATCTACGAAAAGACTCCACGCGTTAAGTTTTCCTTCACCATATCCGAAACCATTTTCTGATAAGTTTTGAATAGATACAAGCGCGTCCGCGCCCATATCCGCAAGCCTTGACATTTCAAGCGTATTTTCAAGCAGACTGTTTTTTGTATTTTCTAACTCGGCGTCCCACCGCTCAAATGCGGAGGCGTTATCTTCTGCCAAGCCGCCAGCCTTTGATAACATTTCGTTACCTGTTGCAAGTGTGGCATTTAATAAAGCCTGTGTTTTTTCGGCTTTTGTTAGTTCGTCCTTTGATTTTCCAATGCTTTTGGCATAGCTTTCATAAGTCGAATCCGCGTCGATGATAATGCCGAGGTTGTCAAGAATCATTGGAGAGGCGCGGCCAATACCACGCACAATATCATCAAACGCCTGTGTTGTGCTTACGCCCATTGCACGGCCACGGAACGCAGCAACTTCCATTAAGTTTGCGAGTTGGTCGGCGTCTGCCCCCAAGCCTAACATCATGGCTTTATTTGAGGCAGAAATAATATTCATTTCTGATACTGTGCCGTTTGACGCTTCTTTTACTTTGGCAATAATTTCATCCATATTGCCGCCGTATTGCGACGCCATTTCTTCGCCAGCTTCGGTCAACCTGTCAATTGAAGCAGCCTGTTCTGAAAATTCAAGCGCAGCGGCAAAAACGCCAATACCTGTGGTAACAATACTTAATGCAAAGCCAAGCCCCTTGACGCCACCCACAGCGTCAAGCAGGGATAAATTCATTCCATCGGCGTTTGTTGATACGCTGTGGGAAGTATTTGAAAGTCCTTGCAGACTTCCATTCACCGAGTTAATGGTAGGCGTTGCTTTATCGTCCGCAGATATTTCTATCTGTATACCGTTAGCCGCCATGTCGTGTCTCCTGCATTATTTCATTTCCTGTCGCGCCTCAGTGATTGCCCGTTGACGTTGATACCATAGCATTTTAGAGCCTTGCACAATCTCCCACGGCGGGATGCCCCACTCGTGCGCGGCGTTGAGTACACCGACCCATGCGGGGGCAGTCGCAGTTCCACTCGTTGCCGAGTAAACTAGCTGCCCCCGTTCGTAGGGGAAACAAACGCGTCACGAACAGCGGTCATAAATTGCGCCACGTATTCAGGCCATTCTTTCTTCGGTATGGCCTTGAACATCTTGCGTGCCTGCTCAGGTGATACCTCATTGCCTTCATCGTCAACGACGAATAGAATCATCTTTGCGTACATTTCAGTATTGCTAATCTGGCCGAAGTTAAACCAGTCGTCAATACTGAAATGTTCATCAAACTTTTCTTGTGTTACTTTTAGCTTTACGGTTGACATTACAAAACATCCTTTATAGGTAGAAAAACAACATCACCGCGTCTTATTTCTCTTGCGACTTTATTGTTTTCCAAATATTTTTTATTGTCAGCATTTTTTTTATAACAAAGAGCGACGCCCTTTGTGTCACTTGCTGCATAACAATCATTGGATATGTCAACACCGTCTAAAAGACACACAATTTTTTTTGCTATTTTGTAATTGTATTTTACAGACACAAACATTTTTACTGCTTTCTGGCATTATGCCCATGTTGGAGCGGTTGCGCCCATTACTGAAAAACTTACTGTACCGATTTCCAACACGCCGTCGGGAGTGCCTTTCACGGGGAGAGAGTCAAGCATAAATTCACCTGAAAAAGCCTGTCCGCCTGCTTCGGGGGTAAGGGTAATCGTCTTGCTTGTGGTTGAAAGGTAGATGCCTTTCAATACAGTCCACGCGCCAGTTGTGGCGGTGGAGTCAAAATATACATCCATTTCCACGCCGTAGATTGGCATACCGGGAATGAAGTTTTTAGACCCATCACCGAATCCGGTAACTTCAATTTTTCCAGCTTCGGTGACAATAGATACCGATCTAACATCTGTGGAAATTGTGCGGGGTGTACCGCCGCTGTCATCAACTGCGATGACCCAACCTTTTGCGCTAATTTTTCCGGCCATTATATTCTCCTATTGGTGATTGAAATGCACAGTGAAACCGAATGGGTCTGCGGCTGATCCTGTGCGGGTTGCTAATACACGGCGATACGCGTTAATCGTTCCGCTTGCTACTGATTTCCGTTCGGCTGTAATACTTGTGCCGTCCGCTGTAAACGTTATAAGGTCGGCATATACCCCGCCTACTGTGGCGGAGTGTTGCACCTTGATTACATAGGTATCTGTATCTGTCGCTGTCCAAATATGAAGCGTTGCATTACAAGCCGCTGTAACCGCTCCGCCGGATGGGTCAACAAATCCCGTGCCGGTTGTGGTTGCAGTGATTGTGCCATGTGCTAATGCCTGTCCAGTCTCAACGCCGACGTTTACGCCGTAACTCTCAAAATTCAGAGTGCCAATTTCAAGCGCAGAATCCGGCGCGCCTTTCGTGCCGTAATTACCCTGCATAAATGGCAAAGAGATGGATGGGTTGCCGAGTGCGTAACCGCCCGGGATGATTGTCACGTAACCAGTAGGGCGGGGGGATAATGCGAGATGTGTTTTGTCCGCTGCTGAATCCCAAAATACATTACCGGAGATTTTAGCGGACGGCATGGATGGTATGCTATTTTTTGAGCCGTCACCGAATCCAGTAACGTCAACAGGGTTACATGAGTTTTCAATGTCGAATGAATTAAAATATGTTGAAAACACGTAACCATTAATAAGTATGATTGAATCTTTTGCTGATACTTTCATGCGTTCACCTTTTCGCGGAGCGTGATATTAACTTTACAGCCGTAAAACTGATTACCTGCTGGGTCAACTTCTATACCATATTCCGTTGTCTCAACCAGTTTGACATCCACGCCGCTCACATCAAGCGCAATAATCGCGGTTAGTAATGCATCCTCTTTTGCGCTCATGGCTGTATAGTGTTCAGTGATTCCGCGCCCTTCACCAACTGCGGCATGTAAATAAATGTATTCAAACGTCCTGTTAAATAGCCACATGCGGGTTGTGGGAGTGCCGAAAGTTGCCGCGCCTGTGCTGGGTTCTGAAGTTCCGCCCGTCTTGCGCGTTGGGTAGAATATCGGGCATTCGCGGGAAGTAACCTGTGTGGGGATTCCTGATAGGTCTTTGATCGTCACGCCTGACACACTCAGTGCGGCGATTGCGGTATGGATTCCTGCGCTGTTAAGTGCCATTGGGCGTCCGCTTTATGTAAGTTGTAATTTTATCCAACGCCGACTTAGGCAAACCACGCGGGGTCATTACAACGCCCATCGCTGATAACTGAGTATCTACTGATAAGTTTTGTCCATTGCGGGCGTGGTATTCAGCATCTACACCGATAAGGCAAGCATTTTTTATATCATCAGGGACGGCTGTCCAACCCCACAAAGCAGTAATCTTGTTGCCTTTTCGAGCGGTTGAAAAGATATTATTACCGTTGTTCGTGATCTCAATCATCGTATAAGGCCAACCATTATCCGCTTGATAAGGCAGTAAGTTGTAATCGGTGGCCGACCACGTATTTTCGTAAACTCCATCACCATCATTATCAGTTGCAATAGTTAAACTTGTAGTGGATGAAATATCATCACAAAAAAGCATATCATAATATTTAGCATTGAAGTAGCGCACAACAGCACTGGAAACATAAAACGAACGCCCGCACTTGCCATCGATCTGGCGTGATACGCTTTCAATAATATCCTCAATAACGGCGTCATCGGCGGCGTTGGTTGTGTCTACTGTGTTCCATGATTTGTATTCTGCTAGGGTGCAGTACCCGTTTGTTATCGTCATTTTCTACCGCCGTTTGCCTGTGCCATTTGATCGTACTTCATAAGATATGATAAGTTTTCTTTGTACATTCCAAGAGCCGCGCCGGTGTCGTAAGCTGCTTTACCCATTGTTTCAATAAAGCCCATCATTTGCGCTTCGGCATTTACTGCGTTTGATTGTTTCCAGATATTCCAGACATACTCAACCATTCCGCCGTAGTGCCAAATTAGCGGGCGTTTTTCTTCACCTTGCTTTTGCGCGGTAGCCGCTGCAAACTCAAAGCCGCCCCTATCCGCTGCGCGGTTCCCAAACACTTGGTATCTTTCGGCTTCTGCCAATGCTCCGGCTAACTCTCCGCAAGAAATCGCCGCTGTCTGATATTGCAAAATCAACGACTGCGCTTTTTCATGGCTTTTACTATCAACTGCGCGGTCAATAGCTTTCTTAATGTTACGCAAGTTCTTTTCGGAGGCTGTCCATTCACCATCTAAAATCTTTACCCTGTCACTAAAGTAATTTTCTCCAAAAGAAAACGCGCCATCATAGCCATAAAGCGGGACTTCAAAGATGTTTTTATCAAGGTACAAAACTGCCGAATCTACGTTGTGCGTGCCGAGCCTGCCGCGCAAGAAAGCAAACCAAAATATATAACCGTTTGCCTGATACTCATATTCTGAGGCAGACAATTCAACACCGTAAATCTTGACTTCTTCGTACCCTTGCAGGATTGCCAACGCTGCCATATATGCAAACGTTGTGCTAAACATCCTCACACCAGCCAATAACAGGGCGTCTTGTAATGGGTACTGTACCGAATTAGGTACTAGTGGGTCAACGGCCTGCATATATATTGGATTGCCGTGTTCCTGCTGTAACCATTGCCAATGCTGCGGGTCTTTGGTGTTATGTCCGGCGTAAATGTCTTTGCCGTGCATTTGAAAGCAGGCCGTCCACCGTTTGCACCATTCCGCGTTTGCCGCTTCGTTGAAAACCCAAATATCAAATGATGGGTCATCAAATGGGGCGTTATCTCTTGTCTGCTTACCACTTCCAACAATCGCAAGTTTCTTCAATTCAAGCACTTTCTAGCGGGGCGAATGCGTCCACCCACCCCGCTGTAAATATTAGGTAGCGGACAACTGGGTCAGTTGTGGGAAGCGCGGGTCAAGTACAGCCCATGCGCTGTTAAGGGTTACGGTTCCGCCCGCGTCAATTCCGACAACCATACGGACAAAAGCGGAGTCAGCAAGTGCGCTGTCAAGCGCGGCGGGGTCAATATCAACCATCAGCATCATTCCATCGGACGATGTGGTATCAAGTGACGCACCGGATGATGTCGCCTGAGTGATTGCGCCCCAAGTGTTTCCACCAGTTGCACCAGACAGGCGATATTTGAAAGCAATAGCAACTTCACTGCCAGAGGCGGCTGCGGTTGCGGCTTCCATCGTAATCACAATGTTTTGATCGGCAGAAGCGGCGGTGATAACGCCAGCGTACCAAAAGAAGGTAGCATGAAGCGCGTTTTTAAGACTGACAAACGGGGTCGCATACGCAGTACCCGCACTGTCAACGGGAGCTTTCAGGGGTACGACGTTCTCCCCAATAATAAAGCGAGCATCTTTCATTTTTTTATTCTCCTATGTGTCCCCGCCTTGTAATAAAGGCGGGGATTGTTTGGATTAGGTAGCAGAACCAAGCACAACAAACGGGCTGGTTGTGTTTGAGCCGTTAGCAGGGGTCAAAGCGGAGGCAACGTTCGCGCTTCCGTCCATGCGGGCAATGTAGCGGAATACTTCTTGATCGGTCAAGAATTCAACGTGAATACTTGAGGCGGATTCAATTCCGCCCTTTTCAAATACAACGTATTGATTCAGGTCGGCCAAGAGAATATCGCCAGTTGTGTTCAGTGAGGCGTTGAATTCCGTTTCAATGACGGGCTTGCCATACAAAGTGCGGACGCCGTCGGCTGTGTAACCAGCATACGGGAACAGTACGGCGGTAGAGCCAACCGCAAACAACGAGTCAAGCTGTGCGCCACAATCAGGGTTGATATACCAAGCGGCGTTGGCCTTGCTGCGGAGGGAAAGACGCTGCCACATGGCAGAGATGTCAGTACCAAGAATCTTTGAGCCAGTGTCACGAGTGACGGTAATCAATGCGCCAGAGTTCATAATGCCCTGTGCGCCAGATACACCCAAGCCCCGGAAGATGTCGTCATTCATCATATAGGCGAGTTCTTCACGGCTGCCCTGTTCAACAATCGCGGAGAATTGACGGGCGTCCTTCAAAAGTTCATCAGTGCCATAAACAAGAACGCCGTACTTTTTGAGCTCCCACTGCACTTTGCGGAATTTCGGCTTGCTCTTGGTAACTGTGTCACCTTCGGCAAGACGATAACCACGCAGACCACCCCAACGGGAGCCAGTCACGCGGGATGTTTCATCAACCGCCAAAACATAGCCAGAGTTGCTATTTTCACCAGCGGGAATTTTTGCCGCGCCAGCATAAAACGGCCCAACTTCGTGAACGGGCTGCATGACTTCGCTTGACAGTGTAGGCTCAAGCAAAATTCCGCCGTCAGTAGGCGATCCTTCACTCGCGCCCTGAACAGCCTTTGTTTCATTCACAAGGTAATTCAAGCGGGGGTGAGTTTTGCGGCCATAAGAAACGGTGAATTCTTTTACGGCTTTCGCGTGTTCGGCCAGCGACTTAAACGGTCTGTCGCCTTCATCGACCAGTACTTGCACATTTCCGCCGGATGATTTCACAGGTTCGGTTGCGGCAATCGCTTTTGTTGCGCCGTCGTTTGCGGCCTGTGACAACATCTCTTGGAGTTCTTCTTTTGTTAGTTCCATTTTATTTACTCCTGTAATATTTTTGATTGTGTCAGGCACTACTACGCTTTCGGGCTTATCCTGCTCGTCTTGCGCTTCCGTTACCTGTGTAACGCTCAATGATTTGAGCGGAATTACCATATTACGCGGCTCTGCTGGGGTTGGAGTAAGACTTGCGTCAAGTCCTAAAATCCATGACTTAATTTTCCACGCTTTCCCAGCAGACTCACGATCTACCAAATGACCAGCCGTGCCGCTTGACCATCCTAAAATCCCCGCCATACCTGCGTCAATAATCATCTGCTCGTATTCATTACGGGCTTTTAAAATGACTTCGGCAAAAATACCAATATCGTCTTTTGTAAGTTTTGCACGCGCCATTTTGCTTTTATATTCAATTTCTTTTTCACCTGCTCGCACAGGCATTCGGTGATTGAAATAAACATCAGACTCGACTGCATCACCATAATCTGTATCAGGCGAAAAGAAATCACCCGTCAGGTCGGTTTTTGTTTCATCGCCAAAACGAACAAGATAACCGGCCAGCTTTACGCTTCCATCATTTAGTTTGACGGCCTTAACTTGACCACCAAAACTAACCATGTCGTTCTTACCTTCCATTCCTAAAACCTCGACAGGCATAGACTCAATCACAAGAGCGGCGAAGTCGTCACAGACATACTCGCCCTCTGTGCTGAATTCGTGTTTCTCGCACGCTCCATCTCCGCCGTCTATACTTTTGAAAAACTGACAACCATAACAAGTCTGATTGTCTGCTTTTCTCAAGTTTGGTGCATCTGTAATTGCCATATTGTTTATCTCCAAAATAAAAAGCGGCGCGTTCAAGAAAATGCAAAATGCACTTCTCAAACGCGCCGCCGATATATTGACTTATCCTGTCAACCGCTTCGGGTCACTCGTTTATTGTTTATTCAATTGGGCGTATATTACCACAGGTTAACCGTTTTGTGTTTTTGGAATTTCGTAATAACCTTTTACAATTCTAAACACTCCACTTTTTACCTTTTTATAAACCAGTTGGGAAATCCTGTCAGCCTCTTGTTTTGGTGTTCTGGAATTAGGTATAACGGGAACATTTAATACATTACCGTTTACTGTCATCTGTTTTCCGTGTAGCACTCCGCCGACTAGTATTATTTTTTCCATATTATCCTAACGACCTCAGATACTCTTTAACTTTTGCATTTGCCGAACGGATTGCACCGTCTATGTTAGATTTTACCACGTCCGCCCATTGACGCCATCCATAATGCGCCCAGCGATTCGGGACATACGGCGCATACTCCACACTGTTCACAATTCTTTCGCGGTATGTGCCACCTTCAATGCGCCATCCTCGTTGAAGCGTAAATGTCCGCTCGTATTTCTGGCCGCGCTTCGGTGGGTAGTGCTTAAGGCCGTGCGCGTCATTGCCTACGATGTATTCGGAGATTGCGGGAAGTGCAACTTTCTTTGTTCCGTGCGGTAGTCCTTTGAGCATGGCTTCAACTTTATCATTCCCGCGCATTTTGAAATTAGGCTGCATGATTAAATCGCCAATAATATAGACTCAATGCGCCCGTAAGCGTTAGGGCTGCGGCGTTTGTCTGTTGGCACTAAAGCGCATTGACATTTCCAGCCACCACACTCAAGTTTGCTATTCGGCGCGTTCTGTGGCTTTACGCCGAGCGTGTCCCATTCTTTAGCACCTGCAACTATACCATTCAATGATTGACAGGTAGTGCAATGTTCAGCCTCGCCGTATTGCCACACAAGATTATTCCCGTTCTCTTTTGCTATCAATCTCACCGCCTCATTATACGCCTCGTTGTATCTATTCGCCCACATCTGCGCACGTGATAATAGCGGAGCCAGCGGCGTTCCGTCAATGCGGGCATCTACGATGTCACGGTAGAATTGATCTACAAAAGTATATTGATTAAGTATCATACTTTCAAGCGACGCGCTAAGGTAATCAGGCAAATCTCCCGTATATCCCTCGTCTTTATAAGCGGTATTGTACGCCTGTGTTAATTGTCCGCTGATTAAGTTCGCAATAGTATCAATAAAATCCCCGCCAATAACGCCAGAGTAAACGCCGTTCACAAGCCCTTCAACCTGCCTAAGCATGTAGTCATAAGTCTTGTAGGCGATAGGCTCGTAAAGCATAAAACGCGCCTTATCAGATAGGAGCGGACGGACGGCGGGGACTGCTTGAACAACTCCGCGAATAATATAGACTCTATCCATACGGCTGCCTCATAAACATAAACCACGCTGCTAATATTTCGTCATCGTCATCAACGGCTTTTGCGGGAGCATAAAAAGTATAACTCCCCCCACCACTCGGCAGAGGGGTTATTGTTTCAATCTGAAAGGCGTTATTCTGAAACGCGCTAGACTGAAAGGCGGTTGTCATTATTCAAAATATCCATTATACAAAATGGTATAAACGATTGTCTGCGAAGCGGTAGCAGTACCGACAAGGAAGCGCACGGTAGCAGACAGATACTCGCCGGGTCTTACCACAATCGGGGCGTGGGTCAAGTCTGTGGTTATATCGCTTGTGTACTGTTGGCCAATTACCGCACCAATCGGGGCGTATTGCGTGCCAAGAAATACACGGCGCGGGGCGTGCGTTGTGTCTGTGGCGAAGCTTGCTTTATCAGCGGCGACCAGTGTATTAGACACATGACCAAAGGCAAGCCCCCAAACAAGGGATGTAGCAGTCGTTGCAACCGCCGCGCCATAATTCAGTGTGCTGATTTTCACGCCAGTAATTACCAGATTGCGCCCTGTGATATTGATTGTGTGGGCGGGGTTGAGATAATACTGCGCTATCATGTCACCGCTTGCGCCCGCTGCGCTTGCTTGCGCGGTCATTTGGAAGATACCGCCAAGCCCAGCCATTGCCGCATTAGGGGATGTGTTTGACCCTGCTTGCGTGCCAACTAATGCAGCGGTAGTTCCTGAGTTACCCGCCGTGCTTCCCATCGTGTGACCATTCTGCCCAACGTACAACGAGCGGCTCATCATGCCGAGTGTTTGACCCCACGGCTTTTGTGTACTTAAGTCCATCAGGGTTACACCCACGCGGGCAATACGCATCTGATTCGTATTGCTCACCGCGCCTGTGTTGTACTTCTGCATGAATAACGGGGCTGATACACCAAGCCACGGGACGGCGTTTCCTGCGGGGATTTCTTTTTCACCCAACAGTACATCACCAGCCCAAAACTCAACCTCACGTTCACCAATGACAATCACCCATTTATTCATCTCTCCAACCGTAACGCTTTCAAAAGAAGCGATTATGCCGGTTGTGTATTCTGTACCATTGAAAGCTAAAATACCTTCTACGCCATCGGTTGTATATTTGAACCAAACGCCATCAGTAGGGCGCGTAATTGCGGCAGTTGGTAATCCCAACCCACTCAGCCAAACTTCGCCAGCAACCGGAGCGGCAACAAACGGCCCACCGTAAAGTTCTACAGCAAGCGGGGCAGTATTAATCAAAGGAAAGTATTGGTAAGTACGCATTACCGCACCATGCGCGGATGTTGTACCTTGCACAGTGCTAAAGTTGACAGTCCCCGCCCCGGGTTGTGCAGCGGTCATTGTGGCGAAGATGTAATACCAGAGTTGGCTGTTTTGCGTTGTTGCGTTGAATACGTCCTCGAATAAAACACCATCAGTACCAACACGGAGACGGTAATCTGTGGATGTTTCAGGGCTTTTCAGATAGGGAGTTCCTGTTAAAGTCCCCGCGTCATTCTCTGACATAAGACGAACAGAGCCGACATTTGCCGCTGTGTTAGGGAGTTTTACAAATACGTTACCGCTGGAGTCAATATCTCCAACATCACCAGAGCGACCTTGTAAATTTGCCATTTTATTATTCTCCTAAAAAGTAATAGAAAGTTCGTGCGCCTGAGACCGGCCCCGGCTGCGCGTTTGCGTACACGGTAATCGTGCCATTGTTTGCTTTTGCGGCGTATGTGATAGCGTCAAACTCCGCTTCATCTGTTGCGGCTGTTCCGCAGATAAATACCTTGTTGCTTGTTGTACAGTCCGCGTCTACAACGGTGAATGATTTGTTATAAACCGGAGTTGTACCAAAATCCACAGTGGCAGAAGTGATACTTATAACGTGTTCGGCATTCCAATCAGACGGGCGGACTACTGTCTCATCCGTACCGTCTGGAATGCTGCTAACCTTTGCGTGAGTAATTGCCATTATTTCACCTTCAGTGTTTTCTTGCCGTTTCTGTCAGTTGTGATTGTGGCTTCGGTTGGAGCGGCGGGAAGGATTACGTCAGCAGGCTTGACCGTGATGTTATTGACGGCTGGCGTGGAGGGTGAAACCGTAACGGGTGCAGATACGTTCACAATCGGCGCGGGCTGCTCTGGCATGTTCACAGTCACAATCGGGGCAGGGATTACGATGTCAGCCTTGACGCTGTTCTGTAACACAAGTGCTTTAATCGCCTCAAGGATTTGTGCGTTTCCATCCTGCGCGGTCTTGATGTGGTTGCCCTGTGTGTCAATGATGATATTCATATTATCCTTTGTGTGTTGCGGCTCTGCAAGCCGGTTGATACTGTCGGCCAATGCCTTGATTGCGTCTGTGTCTGGTGGGGGCGGTAGTGTTTTACCAAACGCGCTTTTGAGTAATCCATTACGCTTTACAGATTCGCGGGCTTCGTCAAAGGTCATCCCATCTTTTATTGCCTTTACAGTTTCAGGCAGTAAATCAACGGCGTGCCATGTAACCATCTTCCCGGCGGCGTTTACTTTCTTTTCCCATTTGTCTAGCTCCACCAATGCCTTTACAATTTCAGGCGGTACAGTATCTGGTTTATCTTCTTTCGGCGCAATGACCTCAACCGGTTTGTTTTTTTCTGCAATGCTTTTCTTTATGAGTTTAGTTTGTGCGTCTGTGAAAATATAATCAAGTTTTTCACTGGCAAGTTGAAAAGCAGTTTCAACCGTCATAACTTTACTAAACCCTTCAAACAGCGTAAGAAATGCGGTTGCTTGTTCTCCCTCATCCTCTTGAAATGCCTCAAGTCGCTGGGGTTCAAATTCAAGATGATAACCGGCGTTATGAAGTATTTGTTCATTCCATGAATATTGAATTGTTCTGGCGTCTGGTACTATCGTCATTGTGTAGAATTGGCGTTCGCGCGATTGCGCTGTTGCGTAGTTCTCATCCTCCAATAAATGCCGAGTGCCGAGCGCGGTATGGATTTCATAACGCAACTCTGCGTTAATGCTCAAATCGCCTAACGCCTCAAGACCATCGCCCACAATAGTCGGCTTGACGCCTGCGCTGTTGAACACTTTCCACGCCAGACCTCGCGCGCCTGACATAAAGCGATTGAACCAAGTTTCCATTCTCTCAACTTCACCAGCGGGCGGCATTCCGTCCACCATTAGTAGCATTGCCTTAATTGCGCCTCGGCTCATGTAGTCGCTTACCCACGCATTGATTGATCCGTTTGCCTGCGCTGCAATCATGGCGGACTCAAGCGGCCAGATAAGCGGGGGGCCAAGTTCAACATCTGGATCAATGAGCCATGTATACAAAACTTCGTCAGCGGTGTACATATTGGAAACACCCGTGCGCTGAAATTTTATGATGTTCTTTTTTGCGTTCTCTGTGTCAAGTTGAACAGATGATGGAATCCAGTACCGCAGTTCTTTTGTTTGTCCGGTGCGTGTTCCGTTTCCGCGAAACCAATAAGAGCGGCCAGCCGTAACGAGTGACCCTTCGGTTAATGCAAAAGTCCGCGATGGGTACGGGAGAAATCCAACAACGTTTTTATAGTTATCGCTGTTGTCCAATTCTTTGTCACCCTTGACTGAATAAATAGCAAACGGCATATCTGCCATTGCTTGAGTTCGGGCGGATATTCCAGCAAAGACAGACGGCACGAGCTTTGCACCACGAGCCGCCTTTGTTACGTCCGATGGTACGTTTGACCAAACTCCCGGCCTTTCATCGGTCATTGGATTGATTGATTTCGTGCCGTCTGTCATTATATATTTATATGCCATTTTTTACCTCGTTAGGACATCCACCAATTATTACTGTTTGTGTGTTGCACCAAATACCGCGCCGCGTCGCAAGCGTGGTCATCTACTTTGACGGGCTGCTCTTTGTTCGGCTTTCCGTCTGGGTATTTCTGCCAAGCATAGCCCGTTATTTCATCATCCCAGCATGTCGGCTTTTTCGCCGCGACCAATAGCGGGTCAGGTTCTACCAATGCGCCACGCACAAGATACAAACGCGGCTTTCCGTCTGGCTGTACTTTCAATCTCGCCTTGACCGCTTGAATACCTGTTGCCACGTCTTTATTAGCCGCAATCGTATTTATACCATGTCGTGCCATTGTTGCGCGATCTTCTGCGTCATGGTCTGATATTGTTGCCTCAATGTATTCGCCGCCTGTTAGTGCTAGAATTTCTTTTGTCAAATCCTCTACAAGCCTTTGAGACTGATATAACTCACGGTAACGATATAAACGCCCATCCGCGTCCTCTCCCCACCACTGACACACAAACGGGTTAGTATACCCAAAGTCCACCACGCGAAAACGCTTTATAAATTGCGGGCATTTTTCAGCGTCTATCATGTGCGTTGCTGGGTCAAACTCAGAGTAAATCGCGCCCTCTGCCTGTACCCACTTACCAAGCACCAGCCTGTCACGCATTACGCCTGTTAGTTTTTCAAGGTTGTTTATATAGGCCAGCGCATTATTAGGATTATCATTTGCGCCTGAATAATAAACAGTTGCGCCGCCGCCTTGTATCAAGTCTTTGTAAATCCAGTGCGTCGGACTATCTGGATTTGTAGTGATGATAATTTGCTGCCAATCTGCGGCGGTATGTCTAACGCGCCCGATCATTTCTTCGTAATCTTTACGACTGAATGCGTTGCCTTCTTCCATCCAAACTATATCAAGTCCACCTTCTCCACCAATAGACCGCGCTGATTCTCGCTGCTTGTCATCTAACATCCCGCCCGCGTAGATTACCGAGCCATTTGGGTAGTGGAATGTATTATTGACAAATCTAATACTGGGGTCTTTGCCCATGACCGCCTGCCACATAAACGCGACAACTGAGCGGCTTGTCCATTCCTTCGCCTTGCGTAATATCAGCGCGGTTGTGTTCGGGTACTTCTGGCAATAGGCGTGTACTTTTTCAGCGGCTAACCTTGACTTACCGCCACCCGCCGAGCCAGTCAATAATAAAGTTTGTGACTTGTCACGGAATGGGGCAATCTGCCACGGTAACGGGTTATACGTTGCAATGACGTTACTTTTCGCCATCTGTCTTGTCCCAATCGTCTGGTGATACGGTTATGTAGCCTTTCAGCGTCTCGCCGTTAGATGTGACGTCCACATTCTCCGTGAGTATCTTCGGGTCAAGCACCTGTAACGCCAGCTTATTATGCGCGGGGTTGCGGGATGTGAACAGTTGCCGGAGCAGGGCGTCAAGCCGCGTCATCTCTGTTTCGTCCTTGCCTATCAACTCGGCGGCTATCTGGCGCATGTGTTTACGCATCAAGACGGCATCTTTTGGCACGCCTTTTATATTTCGGCGCGGGTCAAAGCCTTTGGCAAACGCTCTGCCGTTATTGCGCTTCGGCAGAGATTCGGCAGTATTTTCGGGGTCAGTGGTCATTTTGCTCCCTTCCCAACTTCTAAAAGCTCGTGTAACATCACATAAGAAAGGAATACAAACATGGAAGAATTAGCCCAAAAAGCCCGCGAGAAAAAAGAAGAATTTATACAAGCACGCGCAAAAAATGCAGACTTTGAGACAATGAAGCGCATCGCTAAAGAATACGGATTAGCAATGAAAGCATGGCATAAAGCGCGCTTCCCTAATAAAAAATTCAATATGCCTTCGGTGGGGTATCTCATCCGCGCTCTTTAGTATCAAACAAATCACGCACATAAAGCCCCCCAATAGTGGGGGCTTTATATTTCATAAACTCATCCAAAGCGGACGGGTCGCCGCAAGTCGCCAACTCAATCCACGCCATGCCATGCTCGGGGAACGTATGTATAGCCGCGTGGCTCTCCCCGAGTAGTATCATCCCGCTGAAACCGTTACCCGTAAAATCATGCTTCAACGTGCCTAATATGGTAACGCCTTTCAGCCCTGCAACGTGATATATAAACTCATTCCATGTCTTTACTGTGTCGGTAAAATCGCCGTACACATTTCCACTAATCGTCTTGATTAAGTTCAAATCCATCTGGTAACTCCATTTCAATAGTTCCGCAAGCCTTTACAGCGCGTTTGTTATCACCCTTCAAGAAAACTAATACGTTTTGATGGGTCTTGCCTATCTTGCGACTTGCGTTAAACTGCCTGCCTGCGCGAATGGGTAAACTGCCAACGCTGGTAACTAAAATCATATCGTTGTAATATTTCAGCCCCGCCGCTTTGAACGCCTTGATTGTATCCCCGACAAAATCATAATAAATCCCATCCT